AAAGCACACACATAGGTATCGTCTTGCGTGAAAACCCAATTTTGAAAATTTTTATATAGGGGGGGTCAAAACACTAAAAGAAAGGAGAAAAAATGACAGCTAAGAAGTTCAAAGACAGTAATGACGGGAAGTTGTCCTATCGTGCACCTAAGCACCTTTCTCCTCTCGCAAGTGCTTGTTGGCGTAAAACTGTTCCCTTTCTTGAGGAACAAAAGCCAGTTGATAAGATTGATTCGTTTTTAGTTGAAATGTACTGTACTCAGTATGAAATTTATAGAAATTCATACGAACATCTTAAAAAACATGGTGAGGTTCAAGAAATTTATAAACCAGTTCAAGATATGACTGGTGAAATTATTGACAGACAATTTCAAGGTTTTAAACGTAATCCAATGACTCAAATTTACTCGGATGCAATAAAAAATCTTACAAAGATTGGTTCTGAGTTAGGTTTATCGCCAAAATCACGTTCTGAATTGATAGAGCTTAACATGCAAGATACGAATGAAAAAAGCACTAAAGATAAGATGAAGGCGTTCTTTGATGGAGGTGATGATGATTACTGAGTTAGCTCCTACAAAAACAATGAATAATCTTATCATTGAATTTAAAGTTGATTTAACGCAGGACCACGACGTCTTAGGAGCTTATCATAGTATTGATTTTTCAGAAATACGTGCTAAATATAGAGACCCTGGCACAAGATATGCATTCGCAGTATTAGACGGTATAACAAAATCTGGGTATCTAACAAAATTAGCAGCATTTAGGCATTTAAGAGACCTTCAAAGAATTGGACGTGAAGATTTTCCTTATAGATACTCTAAAAAGGAAATAAAAAATTTACTAAAAGTTGCTTCAGTTGTCCCGAATGTTGATACAGGCGAACCAACTGAGCTAATGCCTTGGCAAAAATTCATTATGTGTATGCTGATAGGCTGGAGGAATAGCGAAGGTGGAAAAAGGTTTACTGTCGCTATAATATCAGTATCTCGTGGGCAAGGTAAAACTTATATTCTAGCAATTTTGATGGTTTATTCATTTTTATTTGAAAGTCTTGGTTTATCAAATCAGGACTTTTTAGTTTCCTCGATAAACTTTAAACAGACAAGCAAATTGTTTGGATATGTTAAGACGATGCTTAAGACAGTTATAAAAATTGAACCATTTAAAACAATTGCTGCTGAAACAGGTTTGACTGATCGTTCTATTCTGAATGATGAAGTTGTCATGAAGAAAATGAATAATAAAATTCGTGCTATTTCTCATGAAGCTGGTCAATATGATAGCTTTCACTTTACAACTGCTATTTTTGATGAAATCGGAGAGGTAACTAATAGAGAAAAAATTTCTAAAATTGTTTCTGGACAAGTTTTGGTTAAAAATCATCAGTTTGTACAAATTTCAACTTCCTATCCAGACCCTAGCGTTCCTTTTAGGAAGGACCAAAAAACACTTCAAGAAGCTATGGAGAAAGATTGGGATAGAGAAGCAGATACTTCTTTGTGTTTGGTATGGGCGCAAGATGATTTATCAGAAACATTCGAGCCAGAAACTTGGGTAAAATCAAACCCTCTTCTTGAATTGGAAGATAAAAAAGATATTTTATTAAAAGGATTGATTGACAAACGAAACAGTGACTTGTTACAAGGGACACTACATGATTTTCAAACTAAAAACCTTAATATGTGGCTTCAGCAAGATGTTGATAGTTACTTAAATCTTGCTGATGTTGAAAAAGCTATTATTCCTGAATTTAGCATTCATGGGCAACGCTGTTATATAGGTATTGACTATTCAATGATGTCAGATAATACAGCGATTGCTTTCGTTTTTCCTTATTTAGATGATGAAGGAAAGCCTAAGTGGCATGTTGAACAGCATTCGTTTGTTCCATTCCAAAGAGCAGGTTCAATTGATGCTAAAGAAAAACAAGATGGTATTAATTATAGAGAACTAGAAAAATATGGTTTTTGTACAGTCACAAGCCACCAACAAGGGCTAATCAATGATGATGAGGTCTATGAATGGATTGTAAACTATATTGAAGATAACGCATTGGATGTTATCTTTTTTGGTTACGATGCAATGGGTATCACTAAAGTAATTCAAATGCTCATGAATAATACGGGCTATAATTTACAACCTATCCGTCAAAGAACGAGTGAGTTGAAAGATCCTACAAAATTTTTACAAAAACTATTTGTAGAGGGATCTATTAGTAGGCTAGATGATAAAATCATGGAAAAATCGCTATTAAATGCGGTTTTACGTGAAGATTCAATAGGAATACAGGTAGATAAACGAAAAGCAACTTTAAAAATTGACGTTGTTGATGCGATTATTGATGCTTTATTTCAAGGGATGTATCACTTTGAGGATTATGGTATGGCAAATGATAAGAGTTGGCAAGTTGAGCATATGACACCAGAACAAGTAAAAGAATGGGTTACTAGTCAAGAATCTGGCTTGTTAGACCTTGATGATGAAATGGATGATGATTGGGGATTCGATGAAGATTTTTAAAGCGTTTTTAAAAAAAATATGGGATGTTTTTGATGTTCTATGCTTCTCTTTAGCAGCTATTACGTTAAATATCACAGTTTTTCTAATGAACTTATTTGCTGGTGGAATTACATTAACAGTAACATTTATTATTTTTGGAATTGGTTCTTGGTTTATTAGTTCCAAAATTACGAAGGGAGGTGATTGATTTTGCCAATATTAAACTTTATCAACCAAACAAATGATCCGCCAGAAGTTGGTAGTGTTCAAAGCTATTTTCCAGATGGAAATGATGCTCAAATAATGGAAAGTTTGCTTGGTGATAATAATGAATGGGTTTCAGCTCGTGCAGCATTAAGAAATTCAGACTTATTTTCTATTATCTTGCAACTATCTAGTGATTTAGCAATAGTTAAAATCAATGCTGAAAAGAAAAAGAATCAAGGAATCATTGATAATCCAAGTACTAATGCTAATAAACATGGATTTTGGCAATCAATGTTTGCACAGTTGCTTTTAGGAGGCGAAGCATTCGCTTATCGTTGGAGAAATGCTAATGGCGCTGATATGAAATGGGAATATTTAAGGCCATCTCAAGTAAATACTTATTATTTCGAGTATGAAAACGGAATGTATTATAACATCACTTTTGATGACCCTAAGATAGAGCCTATTTTACAAGCTCCACAGAGCGATTTGATTCATATGAAACTACTATCAATTGATGGTGGTAAAACTGGAATTAGTCCACTTTACTCTTTGAGGCGTGAATCAAAAATCCAAAGAGCCTCTGATAGATTAACAATTAGTTCATTGAATAGTTCATTAAATGTTCCTGGTGTACTTACTGTTAAAGGTGGTGGGCTTCTTAGTGATAACGATAAAGCATCTCGTTCTCGTTCGTTTATGAAACGTTCAAGAAGTGGTGGTCCTGTAGTATTAGATGACCTTGAAGAATTTACTGCACTAGAAATTAAATCAAATGTAGCTCAATTATTATCACAAACAGATTGGACTTCTAAGCAATATGCCAAAGTATATGGGCTTCCTGACAGCTATATTGGTGGACAAGGTGACCAACAATCCTCAATTCAACAAATAAGTGGAATGTATGCAAGTGCATTAAATCGCTATTTAAGACCTGCTATAAGTGAATTGGAGTATAAGTTAAGCGACCACATAAGCGTTAACATGAGACCAGCTATTGACCCTCTTGGTGATAATTACTTATCTACTATTAGTACTGCTACAAGATGGGGTGCATTGGCTGAAAATCAAGCTACATTTGTCTTGCAAGAAGCAGGATATATTCCTAAAGACCTACCAGCTCCTGAAAATACAAATAAAAAGACAACTGGCCAAAGTAATGAGCCAGTACCATAGGGAAGGAGGTGGTCATGGTGATTATTCTTAGAAAGGAGGTAAATGATGACAGTAATCGACATTGAAGGTGATGTAGTTGATAATAGCTACGGAATGATGTATGACTGGTTTGGTCTTGACTATACTAGTCCTTCAAAAGTAAAAACAGCACTTGCAAATGCTGATGACGAGGATATCACGGTAAATATCGCTTCAAATGGTGGAGATGTTTTTGCTGCTTCTCACATTTATACTGCACTTAAAAGTGCAAGTCAAAATGTTACAGTAAATATTCTTGGTTTAGCAGCATCTGCAGCTTCAGTAATTGCAATGGCTGGAGATATAGTAAATATTTCTCCTACAGCCCAATTGATGATTCATAAGGCTATGAGTGGTAGCCAAGGAAATGCTGACGACTTTGAGCAAGAAGCTAAAGTTTTAAATGGTGTTGACCAATCTATTGCTGCAGCTTATGAATTAAAAACTGGTATGAAACAATCTGATTTGTTGCAGTTGATGTCTAACGAAACATGGATGACAGCTCAAGATGCAGTGGATAAAGGATTTGCAGACAATATTATGTTTGTAGATGCTAATAAACCAGTATTTTCTAACTCAATCGGAAATATTCCAACTGCTGATAAACTTAATGAATTTATGAATTTCATGAATTTCAAAAATCGGAATAACCCTCCGAAAGAAGAACCAATTATAGAAAACAAACAAGCCGATTTACGTTCTCGTAAGTTGGCTATTTTATTAGAAAAATAAAGGAGACTCAAATGGGAGTTAAATTAACAGTAAATCAATTGAACGAAGCATGGATTGCTTCAGGAGATAAAGTCACAGACTTTAATGACCAAATCAACATGGCTCTTAATGATGATAATTTTTCAGCAGAGGCTATGTCAGAATTAAAAAATAAACGTGATAATGAAAAAGTTCGCCGCGACGTATTGAGAGAACAACTTGTTGAAGCTCAAGCTGAGCAAGTAGTTAATATGCGTGAAGAAGAAAAAGGTCCATTGAACAAAAGCGAAAATGAACTCAAAGACAAATTTGTTAAAGACTTCGTGAATATGGTTCGTAACCCTATGGCGTTTATGAATACCGTTTCATCTAAAACTGAAACTAGCGGAAGTGATAGTGCTGCTGGACTTACTATTCCGCAAGATATCCGTACTATGATTAACACATTGGTTCGCCAATATGACTCGCTACAACAATATGTACGTGTTGAGAGTGTTTCTACTTCAAACGGTAGTCGTGTATATGAAAAATGGACTGATGTAACTCCGTTGACTGTAATGGATGCAGAAGATGGAAAAATTCCAGACCTTGACAATCCTCAGTTGACAATTATCAAATACTTGATTAAACGTTATGCGGGAATCATCACTGCAACGAATACATTGCTTAAAGATACAGCAGAAAATATTCTTGCATGGTTATCAAGCTGGATTGCTAAGAAAGTGGTTGTGACTCGTAACCAAGCGATTATCGAAGTAATGAAAGCAGCACCTAAAAAACCAACAATCGCTAAATTTGACGATGTTATTACTATGATTAATACAGCGGTTGATCCTGCGATTATCGCCACTTCAAGTCTTTTGACTAACCAGTCAGGGTTGAATAAACTTGCTTTGGTTAAAACTGCTGAAGGTAAATATTTGCTCGAACCAGACCCAAAAAAACCTAATTCATATCTAATTAAAGGTAAACAAGTTATTGTTGTTGCAGATCGCTGGCTTCCAAATACTGGATCAACAGTTTATCCACTTTACTATGGAGATATGTCGCAAGCTATTACATTGTTTGACCGTGAAAACATGTCATTACTTCCAACAAATATTGGTGCTGGTGCATTTGAAACTGATACTACTAAAATTCGTGTAATCGATCGCTTCGATGTTAAAGCTACTGACTCAGAAGCTTTAGTTGCTGGTTCATTTTCTGCAATTGCAGACCAAGTAGGTAATTTCACTGCAGGAAAGTAGGTAATTTTACTGGAGCACCAACTACAACGACTACAACTAGACACGATTAAAAATAGGAAAGGATAATGAAATTTTTATTTGCACAACCAGCTAAAAAAGATTTGCTTGGGAATTGCATACTGTGATTAAGAGTTTATCTAAATTGGGGGTGGATAAAAAAGACATTATCCTTTTATTTGCTAAAGCAGTAAAGGAGGCACTTTATGACAGTGACTGTTGATGACTTACTAGATCAGTTATCAGAAGATGATGATCGCAAACCACAACTTAAAATTTATTTTGATACAGCAACAGCATATGTGAAAAATGCAGTGAGTTCTGATACAGTTGACAATCCATTTTTCAGTGTAGAAAACGTTTCTCCGATTTATGATGTAGCTGTTCTTAGCTATTCTATGGATTTGTGGATTAATCGTTCTACGACTATGCCGCCTACTACGGCTGTAGATCACATGGTCGGTCAGTTGAGAGGTCTTTATTCTTCGTGGAAGGAGGCGCAAGATGGTCAAAACTTACAAACCGAATGATTTTAACAGAAAATGTAAGATTGGAGTTACTAAAACAGTAACTACTCCAACTGGAGGTAAGATTGAAAAAATTGACCCAGCAACGGTTTTAAATGTTCGATTTGCGGCTAAAATGAGATCACTTGCGCTTCAATTTCAGATAATTGGTACAACTACGGCTGATACATTCGACATTGCAATTAGACATAATAAGCTAGTTACAAAGAAAATGTTTGTTCAAATAGATGATGTTCTTTACAACATTATTAATATTTCTTCTGATGAATCTGCAAAGCTTATTAAATTTGATATTTTGACTCTTCAAGCGAAGAAGAAAGGAGCTTAATATGGTTTCATTTTATGATGCGATGCAGCTTATTGTCGATAGAGCAGAATCATTAAGCACAAAGATGACTGTAGAAGATAAAGCCGAAGTTACAAAGGCAGGCGCTAAAGTTTTTGAGCAAGCATTGGCTTATGAAGTTAGAAATAGGCACTACCGTCATCGTGATACTGGAGAAGATCCACATTTAGCGGATAGTATTGTTATGAAAAATAAGAATATTGACGGAGTTAAAGATGGTCAAAGTGTTGTAGGATGGGAAAGAAGTACGGAAAAAGGTACTCATACAAAAGGTTATATCGCTAATATTATTAATAACGGTAGTCGTTTTCCTCAGTTTACAACACGTTCTGGAAGAAAGTACAAAAAGCCCGGTGAAGTTGCGGTTCATGCAGATCATTTTATTGAAGAAACAAGAAAAAATCCTATTGTTCAGCAAGGAATATTAAAAGCTGAAGCTGAAGCAATGAGAAAAATAATTAATAGAAAAAAGAAGGAGAGTAACTTATGAAAAGGCCAGTTGAAATTGTTCAAGACATAATTGCAGCTAGTGACTTTCCGCATGATGAAATCTTTCTTGATTCTATTTCTAGTGAAAAATTAGATTCTAGTAATGAAACGCAAGTTTTACTGACAGAATCTGATAATGGACCAAGTGATTATGGTAACTCAGATTTTATTTCACTCATGTATGGTGTTTATATTCAAATCTTTTACTCGAACGCTGAAGATTCGGATATAAATATTGTTCAAAGCGAAATTAATCTGATGAAATCATTTATAAATAATGATTGGCTTATTGCGCAATCAAAAAGTCACTATATAGACCCTGATACAGGGCAAATTATTAAAAATTTAACGGTGCAACGCATCATGACGTTAAGCGAGATAGCAAATAGCTAACTCGTTTTTTATTTAAGAAAGGAATTTAAAATGGCAACAAAAGGTTTAAAAATGGTTACACTTGCTCTATTGGATGAAAAAGGAGTGATCGTTAAAGGAGACACTGGTTTATCTACCAATGGAGTCTTCCCAATTACTGATGAAATGTTAGGTACAAAAACTGCAAACATCACTAATTTATCAAGCGCTCCAACAATGATTTATGGTAATGATGGTCAAGTAGATGCAGATATTGCAAAAGGTACTCCTTCAGTAGCTTTTGCATTTAATGGTCTACCCGTAGCGGTTAAAAACAAATTGCTTGGTCGTGTAAACGATACTAAAGGTGGTTATACACAAGGAAGTATTCCAAAAGTAGCAGTCTTGATTCAAACAACTACAATCGGTACTGCGAAGCCACAATATGTTGCTTTTGCTGCTGGTAAAATGAACGAAACAGCAATGAACTTGCAAACAAATACTAATGCAGTTGTTCGTGTTGATGACGCATTGACATTTACTGCATTCTCTGTAAGTCGTTGGGGCGGAGAAGCTGTCAAATTCTTTGATGGTGGAGATTCAAAATTTACTGAAGACGTGATGATGAAAGATGTATTTAATGGTTATGCTGGAGTTGGAGTTTAATAAATTATACAACGACTACAACTAGACATTAATAATTAAATGGCGGAGTGATCCGCTTTTTATATGGGATAGATAGACGGTCTATTATATTAGGTTCGATACCTGACTATTCCTTTACAAAAAGTAAAATAGAGGAGATATACAATGAAATTATCATTACCAGAAATTAGAGAAGAATCATTTGAAGTTAAAACTTCAATTAAGAACATTAAAAAAATGCATGCCTACCAATTGGAACTAGCAAAAAGTCAAGAAAAACTTGCTTCAGTTCAGGATGGAACACTAGAAGAATTAACCAAAGCAATCGCTCTTGATGATATGTCAGTAATTAATAATGCTGAAAAATTTATTACTGAAATTCTAGGTTTAAATAAAAAAGAAGTAGATAAATTACAAGAATTTGACCGTGGTCAATTTATGAATTTACAATCTAAACTTGTTCTTTCACTTCAAGGGTATGATGATGATCAAATCGATACTATGTTTACTGAGGAGGTTGACTCTGCCGAAAAAAAAGTTCAAGCATTGAAGAACGAAAAGTCTACCACCACAACCAATTAATAGATTTACAACTATTTGAAAAAAATATTATCGAAAATTGGCACTGGACATTAGAGCAAGTAGATAATCATGACTATTATGACTTAATTGATGTATTTAAAGCTAATGAAGATAATAAGATGGCTTCGTTTGATGATTTGAAGAAGATGTTTGGACAATAATATTCATGTCAATACCTAATGTTTAGGTGTTTTTTTATACTCAAAAATTAGAAAGGAGTAAAAATGGCAGATATAATGGTTGATTCAGTCACCACAGGGATTGACTTGAATGAGACAAAGGCTGTTGAGGCTATCAACCGCTTAAAATCAGCAGTTAAAGATAGTACTCGTGAATGGCAGATTAATGAAGCACAGGCTAAATCTGCTGGAGATGCGGTTTCTGCATCAAAATATCGCTATGAAGGTCTTAGTGAAGCAATGGAAAAGCAAAAAGCTTATATTGCTAACCTTTCAGAAGGTATGAAGACAATCAATAGAGATACTGATGCTGGTGAAAAGGCTTATCAAAAATATAATGCTCAGTTAACCACAGCAGAACGTTCTCTTGCCTCAATGACAGGGCAATTAAACCGTGCAAAATCAGCTTACGAGTATCAACAAACAGGAATTGAAGATTTAAATAAATCTCTAAGTGCTAATGATAAACTCATGCAGTCTCAAATTGATTTATATGAGAAAAATCGTAATAAAATGGGAGCTGCTAAAGCCGAAGTTTCTGGTCTATCTACTTCATACGCAAAGCAAACTGAAATTTATAGAGCCCAAGTAACTGAGCTTAAACGATTAGAAGCTGCCGAGGGTACAAGTTCAGAAACGCTTGTTAAACAAAAAACAAGGGTAAATGAAGCTGCTTCGTCATTATTAAACTATAGAAATAAACTCTTAGAAGCTAACTTGGCAGTTACAAAGATGCAGCCGTTTAATTCTGAGTCTCTCATTGGTAAAGGTTTAAATACTGTTTATCAAACAACTGAGAAAGCTACTGATGTAATGGCAGCAGGATATCAGAAAGTAAAAAGTGCAGCTTATCAAAGTGCTTTTGGGATTGCTGCAATTGGTGCAGCTGCAGTTAAGGGCGCACAAATGGCCTCTGAACTTCAAAACCAATATAAAACAACTTTTAACTTATTAGTAACTGGTGGCGAACAAGCTAAAGAAGCTCAAGAAAATGTCAACAAAATGCAAGAGCAGGGTTCTGAACTTTCTGTTAAGTATGGTAAAACTCAAAAAGAAATAGCAGATGGATATCAAGAACTTATTAAACGTGGCTATACAAGTTCCCAAGCGTTGGCCGCATTACCTACAATGTTGCAAGCGTCTGTTGCTTCTGGTGATGACTTTACTGATGTTGTTCATAATTCTACTGCTGCTCTTGAAAGCTTCGGGATGCGTTCAAATGATGTTGCAGGTATGACGAAAAATACTAAAGAAGCTGTTAACCAGATGGCTTATGCAGCAGATATGACAGCAACTGATTTCCAAAATATGGGTGTAGCTATGGAGTATGTAGGGGCATCGGCTCATCAAAGCAAATTAAGCTTGTCAGAAACAGCCTCTGCAATTGGTATTCTTTCTAATAATGGTCTTGAAGCTGATAAAGCAGGTACTGGACTTAGAAAAGTTATTGTTTCACTACAATCTCCAAGTAAAGATGCTGCTGAAGCACTATCTGGAATTGGTTTAAGCACAAAAGATTTTGTAGACCAAAATGGAAATATGAAGTCAATGACTGAAATTTTCGGATTGTTAAACCAACATACAGAAAAACTAAGTTCATTCCAAAAAGGACAAATCTTCCATGCTTTATTTGGAACAACTGGTCAACAAGCGGGTGCAATTCTTTCTGAAAACGTTAAGCAATTAGGCGAACTCGATGACAAGGTTAAAAAGTCAGCTGATGGTCAAGGGTATGTTGTTAATCTTGCAAATAAGAATATGCAATCTACTCAAAACGAATTAAAACAATTTAAAGCAGCTGGAGAGGCTGTTTTAATTATGATTGGTCAAAAGTTCTTGCCAGTTTTATCTGATGCAGCTACTTCAATGGCTAAGGCTTTTAATTCTAAAGAAGGTAAGCAAGGGCTTGAAGAAATAGCTAGTTGGATTGCAAAGATTTTCCAAGGTATTGTTGATACTGTCAAATTTATCGGAACTCATAAAGATGAAGTAGTAACCTTTGGTAAAATCTTTGCTGGAATTTGGGCCACTAAGAAAATTGGAGATGTTATTGTATGGCTTGAAAAATTGAAAAAATCTTTACTTGAAATTCAAGCTATTGATGCATTATCAGGAGGTTTAGGAACAGGAGGTATTAAATCTTCTGTAGGTAAAGGTGTTGTATCTGAAGCTGGAACAGTCGCTTCAACAGTAACTAAAGGTGGAGTAGCTGCTGAAGGCGAAGCACTTGTTGCCTCTGGCGGTTTATCAAAAGCTACTTCCTTAATTCCAAGACTATTAGGAATTATTGGTTCTGTAGGCGGAAGTACAGTCTTGTCTGGCGGAATAAATGCAGGAGCTGAATTACTCAGTAAAGATAGTACAGCTCAAAAGACTGGGGGAGTTGCTGGCTCACTCGGTGGAGCAGCGGCAGGAGCAGCGATTGGATCTCTTATCGCTCCTGGTATCGGTACAGCAATTGGTGCAGCTATTGGCGGGATGGGTGGTAAAAACTTAGGTAAAAAGCTTGGGGATTTGATTAATAATGGATTAAAAGAATCTTCACTAAAAAGTGAAAAACTACCAGTTATTAAGTTCGACCCTAAAGCACCAACAAAAGATATGAAAGAGTTCTCCAAGGACTACCAAGGTTTCTTAGATAAAATTAATAAGTCATCAAATGTTGATATTATCGATGAAAAATCACTTGAAAAAGCTAAGAAAGCAACTGCTGATGCTTATACGAAAATGTCTAAAGATATTGATAAGTTTTATCAAAATCAAGAAAAAGATTCTAAAAAGCAAGTTGACCTTCTAGTTAAAAATGGTGTAATTACTCAGGCTCAGGCTGACAAATTAAACAAAGGTCAAAAAGATTCAGACGATAAGCAGAAGGCAGCTCAGAAAAAGAATCTTGATGAGATGAAGAAGAATACTGATAAATATTATTCGGATGTGGCAAAATCTCAAAAAAGTTATGACACACAATCTCAAAAGGATGCTAGTAACCATGCTAACCTAATGAAAAAAATTAAGTCCGGTAATACTTCTGAACTTCTCAAAATAGAGAAAACTTATGGCAAAAATTCTCCTGAATATCAACAAGAAATGAATAAAGAAATTGCTAAAGAAAATAGTGATTTTAATAAGGCTCAACAAGCTGCTAAGAAGAAACATAATGAAGCGATGAATAAGCTTGAAAAAGATTATGCTAAAACGCAAACCAAAGCTGAAGAGCAGATGAATAATCAAATTAATACTGCTACAAAAATTGCTCAAAATAAACAGCTTGATTTACTTGATGATTTAAAAAATAAAAAAGGAAAATTAAATCAAAAACAATTAATTGATACGCTTGAAAAGGCTGACGATGAATATAAAGGTGTTAAGGATAAGGCTCAAAAGCAAAAAGATGAAGCTGTTAAAGCAGCTAACGAAAAATACAAGAAGACAGTAGCAGCAGCGGACAAAGAACGGGCAGAAAACGGATCAATGTCTAAGGCACAATATGATGAAATTGTTAAAAATGCTCAAAAGCAAAGAGATGATACAATTTCAGCAGCTAAAAAGCAACAAACAGAGGTTACTGATAAAGCACAAAAAACCCATGATAAAACAGTTGAATTAGCGAATAGTAAAGCCGATAAAAATGTTAAAGCTGCAGCTAAAGAGCAAGGAGAGACTGTCGAACAATATACAAAAGGATTTAAGGATTCTAGAAATTTAATCAATTCATTCATTGATGGAATTAACGGAGTTCTTAACTTCTTACATAAAGGTTGGGGGAATATCGGTCATGTTAGCCTTAAAGGTTTTGCGACAGGTACTCGTGGATTAGCTCAAGACGAAACAGCTTTAGTTGGTGAAGAAGGTTTTGAACTTGCTCACCATCCAAGCCGTGGTATTTTTGCGGTTGGTCAACAAGGTCCTGAAATTCGTAATCTGAAAGCTGGTACTTCGATTCTTCCTCACTCAATGTCAAAAGAATTCTTATCATTAACAGCTAATTTACCAGCTCATGCTGACGGTGTATCTGGCTTCCTATCAGATGCGCTTGGATGGGTTAAATCAACCTATAAAGATGTCACAAGTGTTATTTCAAAAGGACCTAAAGGAGTTGTAGAAGCTATTTATAATGGCTTAGGATTAGATAATTTAGAAAATGACTTTCCGCCAGTTGTAACTAGGATGGCAAAAGGTTCTGCTCAAACAGCACAAGATAATTTTGTAAAATTCTTACAATCATTCTTCAAAAAAGCTGAATCTGATGCAGGAGGTTCACAAGGTTCGCCATCTGGTTCTGGTGTTCAACGTTGGGCTGGACAAGTTAAACAGGCGCTTGCAGCTAACGGCTTGAGCACAAGCCAAGACATGATTGACCGTGTGCTCCGTCAAATTTCTTCTGAATCAAGCGGTAATGAAAAAGCAGTACAAGGAAATATCGGGGATATTAACAACATCACTGGTGACCTTGCGAAAGGGCTGATGCAAACAATCTCCTCAACTTTCAACGCCAATAAATTCCCTGGTCACGGTGATATTTTTAATGGTTACGATAACTTATTAGCTGCTCTTAATTATGCTAAAAAAACCTATGGCCCAAGTTTATCATTTCTTGGAAATGGGCATGGATATGAAAACGGTGGAATCATAAATGCTCATGGATTCTATGAAATTGCTGAAGGAAATCGTCCTGAGATGGTTATCCCCCTTGACCCACAGAAGAAATCGAGAGCGACACAATTGTTGAATCAAGCAAGTCAAACGATTAATAACAATCAAGGTTATTCAAATAATGTTACTGATTTCTCACCAGTTTTAGCTTTGTTATCTAATATATTTAACTCAATTGAAGATGTTAAGAAAAATCCTTTAATAGCTTATGCTTTATTAGATGGGCGTAATGTGTCTCAAGGATTAGCTCCTTATATGAATCAAGCCTTAACTGACTATGTAAATCAACAAAATAGATTGTGGGGTAAAAATTAAAAATGGCTTTTTCAGTTAAATTTAATGATGTAGATTTATCGACAATCGTTGATGGTTTTACAGCAATTACAAGAAACATAGGGGCTGGTTGGACGAATACGGTTCAACCTAACCCTATTATCGGCGCAGATTTCACACAAAATTCAATTAATTCGAAATCAATTACAGTTAACTTTATTGCAAATGTTAAATTAGACCGTTTCACCTCTGTGAGAAAAGCTTTGGCTAGTGCTTTAAATGTAAAGCAACCAGCTGCTTTGATTTTTGATGATGATCCCAATCAAGTTTGGTGGGCTGTTCCTGATGGAACGCCAACATTAGATGAATCATCATTTTATCAAGCCGTAGGTTCAATTACATTTTTAGTACCGAGCGGAGTATCAGAATCAGTCGAAACAAATATTCTAAATGCTTCAAATTCTGGCGGTTCATTAGGAACAATTACTAATAACTCAGATGGCTCTGTAGATATTGAAATTAATAATACAGGTAATCTTGAGGCATTTCCAACAATAGAAATTACCAACGTTCATGAGAATGGGTATATTGCAATTGCTGGTCAAAATGGAGCAATTGAAATAGGAAATAGGCAAGAAGCGAATGGTGCTACACATGCCTTAAGTGAATATTTGTATAATAGCAATTCTGATTTAAGTTTTTCTAAATTTAAAGATGCAACCGGGACTGCTAATCCTCAAAATTCAGGACTTGGAACCAATGGAACGATTAGCTTTCAAAGTGATGGACTAAGATTTGCAACTCAAGGGACAATGTCAGGATCTCAATTTGCAGGCGGTGGAATGAAAGTTATGACGCTACCGGCTGATTCTAATGGTCACGTTGGTGCTGTGAACTTCTACTCACACTTTAATTTATTTGCTTGGGCGGGAGCTATGGGCCAAACAGGAATCCTCCAAATTCTATTTACTGACATCAATGATAAGTTGGTGGCTGGTTATGGGATTGTCAAAAGTGACATGAGTGGAAATAGTGCTAAATGTTCATTTTGGGTTGGAGGTAATACTCCTAAAGAGTACACATCATTTGGATTTGAAACAAACAATGCCGAAAAAAATCAAAAATATCCTAATAATATGTTTAATAGTTCAACTGGGGATGCCGATTTTTTGAAAGAAGGAGCAAGCCTAGGTTTTTACTGGTACGGAAGCCGTGAAACAATTTATGTTCCAGAACTTGCGGATGTTGAAGTTTCAAAAGTTTACTTGTACCTTGGACAATTTAAGGGTTCGAACAAATTTATCAATAATTTATCAATTAGACAAATAAATCTTACTAAAAATAATGTATCTGTTTGGAAAGATGTTCCTAATCGTTATGCAGCCAACTCTAAAATTACTGTTAATATGAACGGAAAAGACACAGTTGTTATCAACGGTATGCCAGCTATTCAAGAAAAAATTAGAGGCACTGAACCTTTTTCAATCCCTCCTGGTAGAAGTACATTAAAAATCTTGCAGTCTACATGGAATACTACTCCGCCAATTGTTCAAATATCATATAAAGAAAGGAACTTATAATGGAAATAGTCGTTCATGATAATACACTTAAAACCGTAGCAATTATCAATAATGATATACCGATGCTACCTTCTTTTTTCAATGATAATTGGCATCGGTATAAAGACCAAGGAGCAGAAACATTTATATTTACTGTAAATAAATTTATCAACGGCCAGTTACAAGATTACTGCCGTTTTTTAAATGAACAAGCTTATATTAGTTTCACTTATGATGGCATTGACCACTTATTTGGAGTAGAAAATGTTCAAGAAAGTGATTATCAAATTACTTTAACTTGTTCTTCATTGAATTTAGAATTAAGAAATGAGCAAGCCAATGCCTTAGTCAACACATCAAGCCATAATATTCAATGGTACTTTGACCAAATGGGATTAATCGCAAATGCTCAAATAACTATTGGAACTAATGAAGTCTCAAGTCTGACACGAACAATTAATTATGATGGGCAGGAAAGTAAACTTGCCCGTCTAATATCTGTGATTGGAAACTTTGATGCAGAATTTGAATTTATTACACATTTAAATGATGATGGAACACTTGATTCCATCATTTTAAATATCTATCGTGCCAATGATGGAGTTAATATCCAGGGTGTTGGAACAAATAGAAATGATGTCTCTTTAAATTTTGGGAAAAATATAAGTGGAATTACAAGAACTGGAGACACAACTAATTTATTCAATGCGACAACTGTCACTGGATCAGATAATTTAAACTGGAACAGCTCTAGTTTTAGTTACAAAAACGAGGATGGAGTCGAAGAGTTTTATAAAAGAGCTGGTAGTGACACAGCCTATGCGCCTCTTTCTCTTAATTTATTCAAATCTCAAATCAAGTCTAATAATGGTGATAAATGGATTCGTAAAGACTTTCAAACAGAATACACCAATGTTAATGATATGTGGGGCTATTGCGTAAGTCAATTTAAACAATTCGCTTATCCGACAGTTACTTATGAGGTGTTAGCGAATAGTAGCTTAGTTCTTGAATCGGTTGGTAATGATCGACCTTTGTCAATTGGTGATACCATCAATATTCAAGATGATAACTTTATGGATTCTGATGGGAATGTAGGTTTGCTTTTATCAGCAAGGGTTTCTGAAATGGAGATAAGTTTTAGCAATCCGACATTAAATAAGATTACTTTTTCAAATTTTAAAAAACAACAAAGTGAAGCTTCTGCAGACATCCAAGCCATCGTCAATCAGTTGGTCGATGCAGCTACACCATATATTGGCAGCATCGACACAACTAACGGTACACAGTTTAAAAACGGTACTGGTTCAACAACTTTATCAGCTCATATTTTCAAAGGTTCTGCAACGGCTGAAACAACTGCGGAAAGCTACGAATGGTCAAAAGATGGAACTGTTGTTGCTCCAACGCAGACTATCACAGTTGATGCCAGCGGAGTTGTGGATAAAGCAGTTTATAGCTTTAAAGCGACAGTTGCGGGTAAAGTAGTCGCTAGTCAGTCGGTGACTATCACTAATGTTAATGATGGAACTAGCCCGATTAATCTAGTTATTGATTCATCTAATGGCTATCAATTTAAAAATAATATCATTAATACAACTTTCACTGCGATACTTTATCAAAATAATAAAGAAATTGATAGTGATGGAACAAAATTTGCTTATATATGGTCTAAAACTAACGCTGATGGAATAGTAGATACCGCTTGGAATCTTGCTCATCAAACAAGTCAGAAATCAATTACAATCACAAATAGTGATGTTTGGCAGAGAGCTACATTTGATTGCACTGCGGAACCACTTAATTAATAGGAGGAATAAAATATGTCAATTGTCTCAAGTGGGCAAATCACAATCACAGATTTATCAGATGGGATGCAACTCAACGCTTTCATCACAGCGAGTGGGGTGACTACTCAAACTTATGATGCAACAGCTCAAACATGGTCACCAAGTTATGCGACTACTCCACAAGTTTTAACGCTCAACCTTACTAAAGCAGGGAGTACAACTTCTGTTATCGGTAGGATTTCAGGAAATATTACTTGGACACGAGCAGATGGAACGGCAACAACAACTATCACTTCAACTACTAATACTGATACTCAATATATGAGCGGAAGCGCAAATAGTGTGTTGACAACAAAAGTCAATGTCCCAATTGCTAACTCAGCATCACGATTCACTGCTTCTGGATTATGGGTTGACCCTAATACAGGTTTAAATGTTCCATTCTCAGCTGTTTTAGATTTAACTGTTGTACAACTTGCTAAATCAGCTGTTCTTGCGAATGTTTATGCTGGCAATGGTGGAGCGTTCTACAATTCCATGCCTGCAAGCTTAACAGTTAACGCTGATCTATATAAAGGGGGACAACTTTCTGCAGGAAATAAAGAGATATTCTTCGGTTATTCAGATAGTAGTGTAACCACAACTGGTTCAACTGGTTATAACTCAAACCTTGGATTAGGTTGGCATTTATGTACTTCATCTACAACTGGTCAAACGCCCAATGTAGCAGCTGGTACAAATACAACTTCTCAAGGGATACTAACAGTTCTACCATCGGCTGTTACAAATGCTCAAACGTTCAAGGCTATGATCATTGACCGCGCAGGTGGTACAGCAGGTACATCAGTTAGTGGAATTATTACTCTTCTTGATTATACAGATCCATTAACTTGTACGATTGATAGTACGGCAGGTAGCATTTTTAAAAACGGTTCTGGTACAACAACACTTACTTGCCGAGTATTTCAATCTGGTGCTGAAATTGATACAAATGGAAAAACTTATACTTATAAATGGTCTCAACGTGATCAAAATGGTGTATTAAATGCCAATTTTGGCGGTACAGGCAATCAATATAAAACTGGTAAAACAATTAGTGTTGCTGCGACTGATATCAATGTCAAAGCTCAATATACATGTGAGGTGAATCAATAATGAAAAGTACATTTTATGCCAATATTGAACTTGGGGGAGAAATCACACAAGTTAGCTTTAAAGCGACAAGTGCAAGTGATGTGATTGAACAAATCTGGCGGACTTATGGTATCTCCACCCCAATTATTGAAATTTGGGCGGAGGTAACTGATGAAGATAGTAGCAAGCAATAGTATCACAGTAAGTAACGTTAATGATGGGACAATAACTCACATAGCATACGCTAACAGTGCTGATGGAACGGATGGGTTCTACATTGGCGGTGGAAGAAATCTGCTTAACAACACAGATAAGGATATTAGTGTCACTTCGCACACAACTGATGGATACCCTGCATGGGCAAATATTGATACTGGATTCTCTTTTGAGCATGGAAAAACGTACACATTCTCAGCGGAAGCTAAGAACAGTACCGATAAGATAGCAGAGGCATCAATACGTGTATTTGAAAATAGTACTAACACGGCAGTTGGAATATATGCATTCCCCGCTGATGGCAAACGGCATAGCATTACTTTTACAATTCCAAATGATTCTCACAACTATCACCTTCTACTCTATGCCGGGCACGCTGGAATTGTCCCTGGTGTCGATATCACAACAACTTATCATCACCAAAAGCTCGAAGAGGGGAATATTTCAACACCTTGGTCACCTGCACCATCAGAAGCACATCCTAGTTACATTGGTCAATATACAGACTTTAACACTACAGCATCCACAGACCCTACTAAATATGCACCTTGGATTGTATTTAAGGGAATTGACGGGAAAGATGGTCATGACGGTATAGCAGGTAAAGACGGTGTTGGACTACGTTCAACTACAATTACATATACTATATCTTCAAGCGGTACAGTTACACCAACAACTGGTTGGACTTCACAAGTCCCTACTCTAGTCAAAGGTCAATATCTCTGGACTAAAACAGTATGGACATACACGGATAATACCAGTGAAACAGGTTATTCAGTATCTTATATTGCACAAGATGGGAATAATGGACATGACGGAATTGCTGGTAAAGATGGTACTGGTATCAAAACTACGACCATTACATATGCAGGCTCTACAAGTGGCACAACAGCACCAACTAGCGGTTGGGTTACAACAGTTCCGACAGTTGCAGCAGGTAGTTATCTGTGGACTAAGACTGTTTGGGCTTACACGGACAATACCAGTGAAACAGGGTATTCAGTAGCTAAAATGGGAAATACTGGAGCAACAGGTCCACAAGGACCTCAGGGGAATACTGGACCACAGGGCCCTGCTGGAAGTAACGGTGACCCCGGTAAAATTGTTTCTGATACTGAGCCAAGCACTCGATTCAAAGGCTTAACTTGGAAATATTCAGGCACCTCTGACCTTACCGCAAGTGATGGAACAGTTATCAAGCCTAATACGGAGTACTATTACAATGGCACTCACTGGATGATTAATTATTTAAGTGCGAACAATCTTGAAGCTAATTCAATTAAAGCTGATAAAATTGACGCAAAAAATTTAACAATTACTGATGGTGAATTCGTAAGTACAACAACTAATGGCCCAGTTACAACCTCTACAGAAATCAAAGATAATCATATTGCAATTTCAAAGACGGATGGAACTGTAAACACAAAAAATGATTTGGCAGTTGACACCGAACAGGGCTTTGCAATGAAGTTCACGAACAATACTACTGGATTAACTAGAGAAGCTTCAGTTAACTTTCAAGGAGTTTCCACTAGTGATTCAAATGGAAACTATGCTCAACTTACGCCTCAAGGCACGAAGTTATCAACTGACGTTCCTTGGACTGATATCACTCGAGCGAGTGGAGTAGGAACATCCGGAACCTTACGTGCAAGAATAAATAACGGTGTTTTTTATGCACAGTCGAAAGACGTCACAATCCCTTCAATAGCACCCAATAGTCTTATAACAATTGGTACTATGTCCAGTAAATTTAGTGGTGTTTCTGGATTTGATACGTTAGGGTTACTATATTCGCCAGGTCAACTTAGCGTTGCTAGTGTTACAGTCGGTAATGATGGGAAAATAAACATTGGTAATCCCAATCCAACGACCATGAGTGGCAAGGTAATTCAGTTTTCAATAAATATTCCATTAGGATAAAGAATAGAAAGTAGGGGTTATGGAGGAGCAAGCATGGCGAGAAGTACTCGAACGATTAGCTCGAATTGAAACAAAGTTGGATAACTATGAAACAGTTAGAGATAAAGCAGAACGAGCGCTTTTAATAGCCCAATCAAATGCAAAACTTATAGAAAAAATGGAAGCCAATAATAAGTGGGCTTGGGGCTTTATGCTTACTCTTGCCGTAACTGTTATTGGATATATAATCACTAAAATAATTTAAAGGAGAAAGAACATGAAAACAATCGACAAAGGAACACTCACACGTACAATCTTACTTTGGTTGGCAATTTTAAACCAAATTCTAACAGCATTAAACATTAACCCATTGCCACTTGACGATAATACTGTTAGCACTGTAATTACAACAGTTTTTGCACTTTGGGCTTGGTGGAAGAATAACGACTTCACTCATGCAGCTAAAAAAGGAACTGAACTTACTAAAAGTTTGAAAAATGGTGATAGCGTTCAAGTGGTTAAAGCTTCTGACGCTGACCATGAATTCACAGAAGGAGGCGAATAATGTCAAGTATTGAAAATATGATTGCTTGGATGCAAGCACGAAAGGGTAAGGTAACTTACTCAATGACCTTGCGAATGGGTCCTAGAAGTTATGACTGCAGCTCGTCAGTATTCTTTGCAATGATTGCTGGCGGATTTCTGTCAGCAGGTTCAATGGGAAATACTGAAACTTTATTTGGAATGTCTGGCACAAAACTCAAAGAAATCAGTCGTGGAGAAGTGCAACGTGGTGATATTTTTATTTCAGGCACTCCTGGTGGTTCGGCGGGATCTGACGGACACACAGGTATTTTCCTAAGCAACGGCTCATTCATTCACTGTTCTTACACTCACAATGGAATTGCGGTTGATACGAACGACGCTTATATGAGTACTCGCTTACCACATCACTTTTATCGAATCGTTGGCTCAGGTTCAGGAAATACTGACAATAAACCTCAAATGGTTATCTTAAATGTTGATGGTCAATTTGGCAATGCGACTGCTAAACGATTGCAAGAATACTTTGATACCGCTGGTAAAGATGGAGTGATCAGTCATCAATATAAGCAAACTTTTAACCAAAATATTTATGCGGCTCAGTTCGACTCATCACTGACAGGTTCTAACGTGGTCAAAGCATTGCAAAGATTTTTAGGAGTTGGCCAAGATGGACTTTTTGGTCAAGGAACAATTAAAGCACTACAAAAACATCTTGGAACAACACAAGATGGAACGATTAGCCCAGTTTCTGATTCTGTGAGAGAATTACAACGTCGATTAAATGCGAATAAACTATAAAAATTATGCCTGACTTCGGTCAGGGCTTTTTTTGTTAATAAATGTTACTTCGTCATTTTATTGATATTGTTATAATGATGGAATCATGAATGCTATTCCAATTACAAATACAAATAGCTAAGTGTTTATGAAGAGATAAAGCGCCCTTTTCCAAAGCGAGGGCGTTTTTTCTTTACAACGGAAACAGTAAATTGTATAATAATTTTATCCTTTTACATAAGGTTATAAATAACTCCGAGAACATCGTTTTGACTAAGTGACGGTGTTTTTTATTTGAAAACGAATACAAAAAGTAGTAGAATGAATTCATCTTACCTATATAAGATAACGTCTGCCCTTAAACAGGGCTTTTTGTTCTAGTTAAGGAAGTAGATATATACTATATTTACCCAAAAATATATAATTTTTCATAAATTTACTCCGAGCGTCCCTCTCCTAACTGGGGCGCCTTTTTTATGCTATAATATAGTCGGGATGTTTGTGAGATTTCATCCTATTCCTAGAGTCAAGCCATTCTTCGGAGTGGCTTTTTTCAAATAAAAAAGCTCTAGCTGGATGACTTCAAGGAGTCCAACTAGAGGATAATGAGTGTTAGTACAAATTCAGAAAAAGTTTACTATATACAAAACATAAGAGGTACTAACAATTTAAATATTAACAATTTTTCAGACAATTGTCAATTATTTATAGTAGTGTGTTATAATAGTTTTAGTGGATGAGAAAAACATTCAATTACACACACTTGATAATCTGCAGTTCCATCCATACAGATCTTATATAATAACCAAGATAAGTGCTACAGATTATCATACTAGGTTCTTTAGCTCAGTTGGTAGCTAACCGTTCGGTCGCTGGTTCGAGTCCAGCAA